TTGGTAAATGATGGTGCTCCAGTCTTCTCTGTTCTGTCATATGGTAAGCCTAACTTATCAAATACTTTGGCTATAGACCTTGCAGCCCAGATTTGAACGTCCACACCTGTACTTGTTAACACTTCACCTAACATTCTTTTCTCTTCTTCTACTAATGTTCTCTTTTCGATCGCTGCTTGTTCTTGATTTACACGTACACCGAGAAACCTCATATCAACCAATACAGGAAACAATTCTGTTTCCATATTAAAAATAGATTCAATGTCCTGGTGTAATATTTCTTTTTTTAACTCCTGCCACAACTCATATGTGAGTTGGGCGTCACGCTCCGCGTAAGCACCAACGTACATTGCAGGGAGTTTATACATCTCTGCTTTAGGATCTACACCCCAAGACTTTGCAGCTTCATATAAAGCATTTTCATCTTTACCTTTACCAATATAATCTCTAGACACACCATTTAAATCATACCTAAATCTGTTTTCATCCACCAATGATGCAGCTATCATTGTATCAACTATTCTACCTTTTACATTTATACCAATCGCTCTCAACCAACAGATGTCGTACATTGCATTGTGAAATATTTTTGTAGACTCATAATTCATTTGATCCTGCAGCCATTTTAAAACCATCTTACGATCCATGTTACCACCACCCTCGTGAGCTATAGGATAGTATGCACACCAATCTGCTGTAGCTAAAGATATACCAACAACGTCTCCCACACCTACAACAGAACCAGAACCCATTCTTTCGTTTAGGTTAGGATCTTTGGTTTCTAAGTCTATTGCTATTTCATCGTATTTTCCAAGATCTGGAAAATCTGTGGGTGGTATCCACTCTGTTTGTGGTTTAAATATTGGTGCCTGCATTCTCTTTTCTCCATTTTCTAAAACCATCTGTCCATGATTCTTTTTTGGGTTCAGTGTCTTGATAGTCCCTGTCTATTGCCATCTCAACATAATGTATCGCTTTTAATAGATCTTCTTTCTGTCCTTTTGCTTTGTGTCTGCACAGATACTTTATAGCATTACCCTCTGCAAACGGCAAGTTGTTCTTATTGATAAACTCACTTGCTTGTATCTTCATCGATCGGTAGTGGTCACCACCTATCTGTTTCTTGTATGTGTCTTTCATATTTTATATCCTTTGTATATGTCTTTTGGTCTGATGATATGTAAATGATCTTTCGTCCTGGTTGCACCAACATAAAATAACCTATTCTCATCATCAGGATTTTTTTCGTAGTTTCTTTGTGTATTGTTGCTAAGGTCGGTCAAGAGAACTACGTTATCTTGTTCGCCTCCTTTTACACCGTGTATAGTTGATAATGTTATACGTGGTGGCTTATTTAATTCCTCTCCGTTCTCTCTCATTCTTCTTATGTATCTAACTTTCTTTTCTGGTGCATTATCAAATGATTCATACCAAACAGCTTTAGTGTTTAGACCCCTGTTGTTGTAGAGTTCATCAATACCGTAGTGTGCATCTTTATTTAAATATTGTAATTGTTCTTTTTGATAATTTTTTGGTGACATGTAAGAAGCTATTCTGTTTATCTTATCCGTAGATATTAAATTACCTTTTCTTAAATTTTCCCAATCCACAACTGCATCATATAAATCTTGTTCGTAGTTCTTTTTAAATTTGTTTTGATAGTAAATACCTTTTGAATACAATGTATCCTCTAATGCATTCAACATAAATCTAGTTCTAGCTAGCACTAGCCAATTACCTTCTTTCATGTTAACTTGTTCAAAGTCATAGTAATATGAAAGTAAACCTCTTTGCGTTTTTGGTCTCCATTCTTTTGGTAGTCTGTTTTGTATTCTTGTTACTATCTTGGATGCGATATCATGCACAACCTGCGGGACTCGATATGATTGTGTTAGCTGCATTATCTTTCCAGTTTGTGCTATGAAACTATCTACATCTGCACCAGCCCATCTAAATATAGCTTGGTCATCATCACCTGCAATGTATGTATCATTTGTTTTATCCCATATTGATTTAGCCATTGTCCATTGTGTTTGTGATAGATCTTGTGCTTCATCTATAAACACAACATCAAACTTGGGTGATTTATCAGATTTAATAAATTCTGTAATCATGTCTGTAAAATCAATTAAGTTATAATCTTTTTTGTATTGATTAAGATCATGTACAAATTGTTTTAATTGATATGTTGTAATATCTTGTGTGTGTTCTTTTAAATTAAACTGTTGTTCTGGTGTGATACCACGTAATTTAGCTAGTTGTACTATACGTAGTAAATCACTTTTAGTTGTAAATAGTCCTGTATGTTCATTATCATATTCATGATAATCAACCATCATACCCATTTTTTTACCAAGATCTTCATAGTGTCTACGCTGCATTACGTTTTCTTTTTTCATTCCTAATCTTCTAAAAGCCAAAGAATGTAATGTTCTAAAATATGGTAGGTCGTCCTCTGACAGATTAAATTTAGACATAGCTCTGTCTCTTGCTTCGTACGCAGCTTTCTGTGTAAAAGAAAAATACCCTATCTTATCTGGGTCTGTTTCTTTCAAATACTTGTCAACTTCGTTTAGTAAAGTTGTAGTCTTGCCTGTGCCTGGTGGTCCTAATACAATTGTTTTCAATACACACCTTCTTTTTTAAATGTTCTATCTTTTATTTTTATTTGTTCTTTTTCAAATTCTTTTAATTTTATTACAGATATTTTTTTCTTACCAACTGTCATTCTTACATGCTCACATCCATTATGTTCTAGCAGCCATAACAAAGTCACATCATACTTCTCTGTCCATTTATGTCTGTGTAAAAATTTATGAAAGAACTCACTGAATATAAAATGATGACACCCATCCTTATTCCAAACATTGCCAGACTCCATATCTTCTTTTGTAGATCCCTCTGCAGTTCTCATTGTACAATAGTTTTCTAGGTGTTGTGATAGTTGTTCTTGTTTAGATGCACCTGCTGGTGCTTCAACCATTTCCTTGTTTTCTAGTAATGATGTAATCATGATGTCATAATCTTTTGGTTTTAGTTTTGGTGGATACTTATAGATTTGATCCATGCATGCTCTTATAAATAATCTCTGTTCTTGTAGTTGCTCTGATTTTAATTCTACTCTTTCTCCATCTACATTTAATCTGTAGATAGGTGGATCTAATTTTACTATTTGTAGATCTGATAACTGTGGAAATAAAACCTGTGTGCCTATACCAAACTTTCTTGTTCTGCATAAAGTTTTATCACAGTGATTACACATAGGTTCTTCTGTACATTTAAATCCATAATCTTTGTTATCTTTCTTTTTTCTTTCTATAACATCATCTGTAAGTGGTGTTGCAAAATATTTATGATTGAAAGAACTTAGTTTGCTTCTCCATTCTTCTGGCCATTTCTTTTTTGCGTATACTGTGTATTGAAATAATACTCTGTCTCTACCATCTTCTAGTTTTTCTCTTGTCAAAGATTCTAGACAAGGTGGTCCATCACTAAATTCAGATTGTGGTCTTTCTATCTTCAACGACTGTAATTGTTCTGGAGTGATTCGTCTTACGTTAGATAAAAAGCTATCTATTGTAATGGCATTTCCAGAATTGTCATAAGCATATCTTGTTGAATTTTTACAATTAAAATATGGTAAATTTAAAAAATTTCCTGTATCATCTTGCGATTTTAATTCAATCTGTTTTGGAAACACTTCTGCATTACCAAATCCCAGTATAGCACTAATAGAAACTAATTTATCTCTCATTAATTTTGCTGGAACAAAATTATCTGTAAATAAAAATATGTGTGCACCACCGCTTTTAGATCTACAAACAGTTAGTGGTAAGGTGTAAGCGTTAATCTTTTTAATAATTTCTTTATGATCTAATGTATATTTGTCTACGTCTATACAACCCCATATACATTTATTGTCTTCGTTGATTGGTATAATACCAAGACTAGGTTCTATTCCGTTTAAATGATTTTGCCAAAGCTGCTCTACAACAGGTTCTCTTTTTACAAACGACTTACCTTTTATCTTGA